CAACTTTGTACAGTTCATCCGTAGATATACCTTTAACCTGCAAATCCGCTGCCTTACCTAGTATATGTTGGCTGTTAGAAACTCCACCAACTGCTTTGTTGTGGCTTCGGCATCGGTATGCATTAGTTATGCCTATTGGCAATTCTATAAAGTCTCGAAGATACTGTAACTGGTTAGCTAGTTTTTCTATGTTAAAAAAAACTTCGTCAGGCATCTCACAACCACAGCTACAATCAAATTCTGATTTTTTAAAATTAGAGGTAACCCTCATGGTAAAGGCCTTTTTTAGCGCACTCTGTTATAGGCTTGGATTCATAAGGTACTGGGTATTTTAATACCTGCATCCCTTTTGGCCCTGTAGAACTTCCCGGCAAGTGAGGTCTACCTCTTTGGTCTAAGGGTCCATCCCATAAAGCTGATTCACCTTGGACTGGCGTACTTGCTCCGTTATTGTGGTGTATTTTGTTGTTGTGATCCATAATTATTTTGTTGTTACATTATACGATTTATAGCGTTAGGGTCTACCGATAGCGCTTTGCTTACGTTGTTTCCCGTTATGCCGACTACCTTGTCCTGTTGGAGGGGGGTAATTGCATTGTTGTATTGCATGTCCGATTCCATGGCTCTAGCCACTGGATTTTGTGAGGTTGCGGCAGCTAATGCGCCTAGAGGGTCAAACATAGGATTTATACCTGCTGTAGCTTGCATTTCCGTATTCTGGGAGGCAGCTAATTGAGCCGCGGTTTTTTGTGATTGTAAGTGGGCCTGGGCATCTGCCATTGCTCTTTCGCTAGTAGATTGCCCTCCTGGCATTTGCCCGAACATATTCATGTTTACCATAATTATCTTGTTTTATCTTTGTTAACTTTATCGAATGCGGCGGAATAAACTTTCGCGCTGTATGTGTCTTTCTTCATTAAAGGATTGCGTCTAGTTGAAGTAGGTATATCCTCTTCTCCTAACATTATACGATACATCTGCTGTATTAAGCATTTGCATCGAAAACTGATCTTATATATACTGTAGCTTTTATCGGACCCATTATAACCTCGCCATTTGACGATCCAACCTTCTTTAAGCAGCCTATTCCATCTCCTATTGTCCCAAGAGTATGTAAGGCTACCGTCCTCAAAATCACGCTTTCTAAACTGTCCTAAACAGTCAAAGTAAATCAACAGCTCTAAATCCGCATCGGTGATGCCATTTGTTTTGCAAGCCCATTTACGTATAATTCTATAATGCTTTAATAAACCTAAATCTTTTATATCACCACCGGTTAGTTTTCTCATAAAACGAATACTACATCATTGTTTTTTATAACATGAAACGTTTTTCTATCAAGTTCTATTTTATGCCCCGCATGCCTATCGTAATAAATAACATCATCTTTATTAATGCCATCACACTCGCTTCCCGTTGATACAACTGTAGCTTGAACATATCTTATATCCTCCCTATGGCTTTCAGCTAAAAGCAGCCCGCCTTCAGTTTCAGTTATACCTTCTTTTAATTTTTCTATTATTATGTTTCTACCTATTGCTTTCATATTATCCTCTTTCGTTAGACATAACACAGTTAGTTGACAATATAGTCGAAGCAACTGAAGCAGCATTTTTTAAAGCTGATTTTGTAACCAATACAGGATCTATAATACCTGCTTTAAACATATTAACCATTTTGCCGGTCTCTACATTAACACCCCAATTCTTTTTGTCGATGCTTTGCAAATCAAGTCCCGCGTTTTTCATTATTGTGTTGTGAGGGTAGGATAGCGCTTCTAAAACTAACTTCTCTGCCGAATTCTTTGCTTTAATGCTGTTGGCTGCGTTAATCAACGCGATGCCTCCACCTGCAACCACACCTTCTTTGATAGCTGCTTTAGTAGCGCATATTGCATCCTCCACTCTATCTTTCTTTTCATTTAATTCCACATCAGAGTTACCCCCTACTTTCACTACTGCCAACTTAGCCGCTAACATAGCTAATCTTTTTTCAAGCTTAATTATTTTACCCGGAAGTGACTCCGTTAGGAGCTCCTTTTTTATATTAGTTATTAAAGCCTGCACTTCCTCTGATTGTTCTTCGCTTATTTGTAACACTGTATCTCTAAATGTTGACACAGCTTTAATGCATGTTCCTAAGAATGACAAGTCAATCATGTCTAAATCATCTCCTAAGTTTTCACTTACAACAGACGCTCCTGTCAACAAAGCTAAATCATCAAATACTTCCTTTCTATTTACCCCGTGTGTCGGCGCAGGAATTACATTTACCTTTATGGATCCTTTGTTTTTATTCATAGCTAAGGCAGCTATTACTTTGGGATCAACATCCCCTATTATAAGTAATGGTATATTGTTTTTAATTACGTGCTCTAATACCGTTTGTATTTGCCTGATAGTATCGATCATTGAATCCACTAGCAGTATCTTAGGATTGCTAAGTTCCGCGGTGTTTGCAGCAGGATTAGTTACAAAGTGATTATTTGCAAATCCTTTCTCGTATTGCACTCCTTCTACTACGTCTATACTAGTTTCCCCGTCATTGGATGTTTCCATCATAACTACACCTGTCAGATCAACTGCCCTGTAAGCGTCGGCTATCAGCTGTCCTAGCTCTTCGTCATTATTGGTAGATATTGTAGCAACCTCATCAATCATACTGCCGTTGACTGGCTTTGCGTTTTTATCTAAGTATGTTAAAGCTTTAGATACCACATTATTAATAGCATCGCGTTTTTGCCTGCTAGTAAACTTATCTTTCGACTTGTCGAATTCTTTTAATATCGCATGTGCTAATACTGTAGATGTCGTTGTACCATCTCCTGCTTCAGCAACTGTTCTCCTGGCTGCTTGTTTTACTAAAGAAGCCCCCATATTTTCTACAGGGTCCAACAACACTGATAGCTCCGCTACCGTCACTCCATCTTTAGTTATTACAGGTATACCTTGTGCGTCTTCAAAAATAACACACTCTCCGCCGCCGCCTAGTGTTGAGGCTACGGCTTCTGTTAGGGTTTCAACGCCCTTAAATACTTTGTCTCTACCTTTGTCTCCAAAGCTAAACTTTTTTACTATTTGATTCATTGGATTAAATTTTATTATATAATTACATGTAATTTTAAAAAGCTACGGTTAACTTTTACTTACACCGCGGTAACAGTTAGGGTTCCACCATTTGCTACAGTTATTCTGTACCTAGTTCCGTCAGGGGACTTTAATATCACACCGTTAAACGAGTTTTGGATTTCTATATCGTCTTCCGCAATTGTTGGGCCGTCGACTCTAAGCGCGGTAAAGCCTGGGTCGCCTACAATGTGACATTTCGAATTAGGAACACCTGTACCTATTCCAAAATTACCCCCCGCTATATATGACTTACCTAAGCTATTTAAGACCACATTACCAGACCCTCCACCTTCTTTTAAAATCAACTCAGTGTTATTACTGCTGTCTTGCAAAAATCCTCCCATGTCTCCTCCGTCTGCAGCTGTTAATCTTAAAGACCAAGTACCGGGAGAGTCGTTAACTATGTTTAATGTTCCCTGCGGATTATCTGTATTTATGCCTACCTTACCCCCGGAGTAGTTTATGCCCCCAGTAATAGGAGCCCAAACACCATTTTCATTAAAGAAAGTAGACAAAGCGCTAACAGTAACATTCCTCAACGGATTGCCCTCCGTCGATATATCCGATACAGGGATCCAATCCTCTGAAGATATTGTAGATAGCACCGGATAACTTATTAATCTGCCCATAATTTTTATTTTTTCTTTTTATATTTGCGTTTTGGTACCTTGTATTTCTTTCTACCCTCTTTTTTAGTACCCTCTCCGTCATTTGCACGATTTCTTGAGATCTTTTCCCATCTTCCGTCCTTGTGATCCCAATCTTTGCCTCTAACATCGACCCCTTTCCTCTTTGCCTTGCGCCTTTCACGCTGCGCATGGGCTTTTTTAGCTCTACGGGCCGGTGTTTTAGCAAAAGCTAGGTCTCTGGCAGCTTTACGCTTCTTCGCCGCAGGCGATAATTTTTGTTTTGAGGCCATTTATTTGCAATTTAATACTATAATATATATTATTACCCAGTTTCTTGAAAAGCTACGGGCCGAAAAAAAATTTTGTTACATAATTAGGGGTATAGGGCTATATAGTAAAAACAAAAATGATTTTTAAAAAGAAAACGAAATTCAAAAACCCCACTCCCCTTTTCATTTTAGGGATTATGCTTTAGCTTTTACCTTCGTTATACGATTTGCGGCCTGGAGTTACAGCTTACTCTTAGCCGAGCGAAGCGCAGCGCGAGCGCAGCGAGTGTAT